AAAATCTCGGAGAAGAGTCCAGTGCAATTTATAGTTATGGATTATCATCATTGGCTACTGGGGCAGTCGGATTTAATACTGGGCCAGGTCAATTGTCAGGATTATCCACAGGATTAGCAGCCGGCACCGCAGCAGGAGTATCTGCATTAATAGGATCAAGGATTAGCGGAGATGTAGGTGCATTAATGGCAATAGGAAGTAAGTATGGTGTTGCACTTGCTAGTAGCTGGGCATCAGGGTCAGCATCTGGAGTTATATCATCTGCAGCCGGCATTGGAGCATTAGTAGGAAGTTTGGTTCCAATACCTCCGGGATTAGCAAAAATCAGTGCTAAAATTAATACAGCAGTTAATACTATTGCAAAAGCAGCACAATTTGCTTCTAGTTTTAGTAATTTTTCACTAAGCGGGTTAATATCAGGTATACAACCAGCAGCTGGGTTTAATAATACAGTAAATCGCTCTACGCTTGATGCAGCAGTATCTCGAGTGATAGGATCTCCTCTTATTAATCCTCCTATGTATGAAATACCATCTATTAAAAGTTTGGGTATTTTGGCAGATATTGGATCTGCTAAAAAAATATTAAATCTAGTACAATCAAACATAGGCAGTAGAATAGTTAACATTAGATAGGGTAAATACATATTATGGCAACCTTTATTGGATTTTCTACAGTTAGACAAAACAAAAATTTTGTATTAGTTGACTACGAGTTAATCAAACAGGATTTACTTAACGCTTTTAATATTAGACAAGGCGAAGTAGTGGGTCGACCAGGATATGGCACATTGTTATGGACTTATTTGTTTGAAAACCAAACTCCTGAGTTGCAAACTGCCATTTATAATGAAGTACAGCGTGTAATTGCCGGAGATCCTAGATTATATCTTAATAATGTTACTATGTATCCACAAAACAACGGTATATTATTACAGCTTAATTTACAAACGGTGGCAACAACATCGGCTCAAATATTATCTATTTTCTTTAATGAAAGCCAACGGTCTGCTAGTTACGTTTAACTTAAACACCCCAGATTATTAATACCATAAATACTGTAACATTGGAACGACCATGGCTACATCTACAAGACAAACAGTATTATTTGGAGTTGAAGATTGGAAAAGAATCTATCAAACCTATAGTGAAGGCAATTTTCAAAGCTATGATTTTGAAACCTTACGTAAGAGTTTCATAGATTACCTACGTCAGTACTATCCAGAAACATTCAATGATTATATTGAATCATCAGAATTTATTGCATTGCTTGATGTTATGGCATTTATGGGTCAAGCATTGGCATTTCGTACAGATTTAAATACACGCGAAAACTATATTGACACAGCAGAACGTCGTGACAGCGTTATTAAACTTGCTAATTTAGTTTCTTATAATCCACAACGTAATACAGAAGCTAATGGATATCTTAAAGTATTTTCAGTACAAACTACTGAAAATATAACAGATTATAACGGAATAAACTTAGCTAACCTTACAATTAACTGGGCTGATCCTAGTAATTTTGATTGGCAAGAACAATTTACAGCTATTATTAATGCTTCTTTAGTTGATACACAAAATATAGGTTCTCCCGGCAATGATCAAGTTATATTAGGTATAGACACAAAAGAATATACTATCAATTTAGTTCCTGGATATTTGCCAGTAGTGCCGTATACAGCAACTATTAATGGTGTTAGCATGCCATTCGAAGCAGTTAATGCCACTTCTCTTGGCGAAACTTATATATATGAACCGCCTCCATTGCCAAATGGTCAGTTTAACATTTTATATCGAAACGATCAACTAGGGTTTCAGTCAGCTAATACCGGATTTTTCTTTTATTTTAAACAAGGATCTTTACAAAATCAAGATTTTAACTTAGTAGAGCAAATTGCCAATCGTACGGTTGATATTAATATCGAAGGTATTAATAATACAGATGTTTGGTTATATCAACTTGACAATGTAGGAAATGTTAGTGAAATTTGGTCAAAAGTTCCTTCAATTTACGCAGCAGCAGTAGAGCAAATGTCTCCTAATCTGCGTAACGCATATTCAGTAACAAGTCGTACCAATGATCAAATTACATTAGCTTTTGGTGATAATGTTTTTGCTGCTATTCCGGTTGGGCAATTCCGTAACTATGTTCGTGCATCTAATGGATTACAATATGTTATTAATCCAGAAAATATGCAGTCAATACAGATTCCTATATCTTATGTTAGTCGAACTGGACAACTTGAAACTTTAACTTTTAATTGTGGTATTACTACTCCGGTAACTAACGCCGCGGCTCGCGAAACTATCGATCAAATTAAACAACGTGCTCCTGCTCGTTATTATACACAAAATCGTATGGTTAACGGTGAAGATTACACTAATTTTCCATTCACAACTTATAATTCTATCATTAAAAGTTCTGCACTTAATCGTAGTTCAATAGGAACTAGTCGATACTTAGATTTAGTTGATCCCACAGGTAAGTATTCATCTACGAATGTATTTGGTGCCGATGGTGCATTATGGTATATTAATAATACTCCTGCGTTTACGTTTACATTCCAAACTAATAATGATATTAATAATGTTATCTTGAATGATATTACACCTATATTATCGAAAGTAACGTTTAAACAATTTTATTACGCATATTTCCCACGCCCAAGTTTAACGTATTTAAACTACACATGGAGTAAAAGCACAACTATAGTAAATGAAACTACTGGTTATTTTCAAAATAGTAGCGGTGTTCCTATGCCAGTTGGGCCAACAGTTAGTAATGATGCTTTTTTTATTAATGAAACGGCCCTAGTTAAATTTGTTCCACCTAGTGGATATCACTTTGATACTAATAATGAATTAAAACCTGGTGTACCCACTGAAGCAGATGACCATTTAGTAATTTGGGCTAGTATAACTGCACTTTATGGAGATGGTACTAATAGTGGGGCAGGTAATTTAACAGATGGCACAGGGCCAGTAGTACTGAATACATATGTTCCAACAGGAGCTATTCCAACAGAAGTTATTCCTATTCTAACTACTATTTTTGATTCAACATTACAAAGTTCTATACTTAATCAAATTTATTTGAAACAAAATTTTGGACTTGGATATGATAGTACTGGTGCAATTACTGGAACTGCTTACTCGTGGTACATTATAACTTCATCTAATCTTGATACAGGTGCGACTTGGAGTCAAACAAACGCTGGTAATACAGCAGGTGCAAATCTTGATGCCAGTTGGCTGGTACAAGCAACTTTTGATGGTTCGCAATACACAGTGATATCACGCAGTCTTAATTATTATTTTGGCAGTGTGTTAGAAGTGCGGTTTTTCTTTGACTCTGCTCAAGCGATTTATGATAGTCGTACTGGCACAGTTATATCAGATTTTGCTAAAGTTTTACGATCGAATAGTCAGCCAACAAACAATGCTCCGTTATTAACGGACATACCACTTAAAATTATTGGACAACCAGTGTTAAGTGATGGATTAGTTGATGATTATCAAGTATTAGTTGGTTACCAAGATTTTAACAATGATGGTATTCCTGATGATCCAGATTTTTTCCAACAAATTGTCGGAGTATCTCCAGCAAGTACTACTATTCCGCAGCCATATGTTTATTTCCAACTGACTGTTGATTTTGACAATTTAGAACGTTATTTGTTACAACCAAACGGAATTGTAGACGATGATTATGCTACATTATCACAAATTCAACTGGTGAAAGAACAATACCCAACGGGACAGATATTTTATGCTTACCAAGAAAATAATTTTTATACGTTAACATTAACATTAACAGGCACTAGAACATTATCATTGACACAAGGATGGTTAGCACAAGTTGGTCGTCAAGATTTATATTTTCAATATCGTCATAATTCATCATTGACTAATCTTATTGATCCAGGCAGTACAAATATCATTGATTTGTATGTAGTAACATTGGCTTATTATACAGCGTATTCACAATGGATACGCGATACAACAGGTACAGTTTCACAACCATTGCCTCCAACTATTAATGAATTGACAACAGCTTATGCTGGATTGCAAGATTATAAAATGATAAGCGATAATATGATTCTCAATAGCGTGGAATTTTTGCCGTTATTTGGTAGCAAAGCTCCAGAGGCATTGCGAGCTATTATTAGAGTTGTTCCGGCTGCAAATACCAATGCTAGCAATAATCAAATTCAAAATTTAGTATTATCGACTATGAATGCATATTTTGACATTGCTAATTGGAATTTTGGACAAACGTTTTATTTCTCTGAATTAGCGTCTTATATACATAATCAAATTGGAACTTACGTATCATCTGTAGTATTAGTTCCGCTTAATCCG